GGCTGATAAGTTGTTTCGGTACGGCTGCAATTTCACGCAACTCCGTCGCGGCTTCTACGGATTGCGGTAGGTGTAGGTTCATCTCCAAAGATGAATCCGAATCTGCACATTCCCCAATGTGTCCAATTCGGATTACAAACCCCGAGTTTCCCCGAGGAGTGGACTATACCTTGAGCAGCATCGGACTGGCTAAGTCGTCATTTGCTACCCGCTACCATCTAGTCTCTGGACCTTTTCCTTGCCCTGCCACACGGGTGTAGGAACTTGGCTGCGGATCCCCGATTTCGCAGGCTTGCGCCCACTCATCCAATTGCGTTTTTCCTTTATGCTTGTTACAGCAAAGTCTCCAGTCTTTCTCTGGAGCCAGTGAGACCTTTCGGCACCACCTTAGGAGCAATGGCTTTACGGATTTCCCGAACAATTTGGAAGCGTTGCTGGCTGTTGTAGACTCAATAAGAATTCCTTTGCCCGTTGAATATTCTGTTCTTTCGTATTTCCTTTTCCTGAGAAGGATGCTTCGCGACCATCCACACGTATATGTGCAACCTCACATTTGGTAAAGATGTATTGATCCAGATCTGTTGTGTCTATGGTTACACCCGCGAACCGTGCAGCCTTGGCGGCGGCATGCTGTGCAGATGTATTCTGTGAGCGCTGCTCGCGAGCCTTTACTGTTCCAAATACCTCCTTCGCACGTTGCGACATCTTGTTGCGAGTCTCTTGACTCCGAGGCTTGCTACCACCGCGCGGTCCAGGTGTATTCAGTGGTGTAGTATTCCCGATACTCACTATGGTTGACACGGTTGTGCGACCACCATCTGTTAGATTGTAACCGGCTGGATGGAAAGTGGACAACTGCACGATCCAATATTTCTCACGCGCATCCAATGCAAGCACATCACACTCCTCTATTTGACTGTACTTGAAGGCTGCAGGGCCATGCAAGCGGATATCATTGTAGAGGGCAGAACATTGACCCGTCTTGGTATTACATATCGCACAACTCATATGATCACGAAACCGTCCTTCTGCTCCGAAAGGACGATAGCGACCATGATTCAAGCGATGCGATCGTGTCTGACCGACATACTTCTTACCGGTTGCGATGTGCTCTATGCAGTAGATAACTCCACGGACATCTGTAGGATCGTCAAGAATAGTATCCATTGTATATATTTGAATTTTGGGCAAAGGGTTCTAATCAAGTTTACAAGAGCCAACTAGGCGGTTATATTGAAACGTGGCCCTACATTAGCCACGCCCCAGTGGGACTTACACTGTTCATCCTCCAAGGGTGTTCCCACAACCCTTAGAAGCAGCCACCTGTTTGAGACAAGATTCTATCTCCGTCGAAATCCGCGTTGTAGGGTTTCGTCACCGACACGTTCAGCCGGAACGTGGAATACGGCAGCACCCGCACCCTGTGACACATCATAGACATGCGGTGCAGCGACGGCTGACGGTTGAAGAGCACGGCGTCGCCATCCAGCAGATGCCGATTCACCACGTCGCCCTCATACAGTTGGATCGTCTTGGTGTTGACGTGCTTGAGGCTGATGACCCGACCATCTGATCCAGAAGAAGCCCTCTGCACCGACTTCGCACCAGGATACTTCTCCGGTCCATTCTGCACCAGCGCATACAGCCGATCAATGTTGTACGCCGTGACCCGCTCCGGAAAGGTCAGATTCATGGCGATCTTCATCGGCACACCGAGTTCCTCCACCGAGATATTGGGATCCGGCGTAATCACCGACCGCGCCGAGAACTCCACCCGCTTGCCCTGCAGATTGTTGCGGATGCGCCCCTCCTTGGTACCGAGCCGCTGCTGGAGCGACTTCAGTGGGCGACCCGAACGCTGGGCCGACTGGGCCACACCCGGAATATCATTGTTCACCAGCGTGGCGACGTGATACTGGAGGAGCGTGGTCCACTCATCAATCGCCTTCTTCTTCGCCCCCTTGGCGATCTTGTCGCTCAGCGTGACGTTGGTCTTGATGATGTCAATCAGTTTCTGGGTCAGATCATCCTCCGATCGCTGGTTGTTGTCCTGGAGAACCGAGGGCCGCACCTGCGGCGGCGGAATCGCCATCACCGTGCAGATCATCCAGTCAGGTCGGCACCATAGCCGACTGAATCCCATGAAGTCCACATCCTCATCGCTGATCCGGCGCAGCAGGCGGTAGACATACTCCGGCTCCAGGAACCGGCGAAGGTTGCCACCGGCCTCACCCATGTCCTTCCACTCTGCCACAATCCGACAGATGTCCTCATCGTGATACCGATGGGGCTGGCGTGCACCGCAGCCATCCTCCGTCTGCTCGCCGCACCGGGTCACTTCCTGGCAGGCCGTCAGTACCGCCTTCCACCGATTCTCTCCCTTGGCCCGCCGAAGACCCTTGGCCGTCTCCTTATTGATGAGGAGTTTGCCGCACTTGATGCAGCAGCACCGCAGGATCTTCAGGATCATCTTGTAGAACTGGATATAGTAGACAGGGCGGGCCAACTTGTAGTGACCGAAGTGACCGGGGCATCCATGGTTGTTGAGCCCACAGGATCGGCACAGTTTCCCATTTTCTAGGACGCCCATTCGGGGGTCCGCCAAGCCACCGATCTTGCCCTCCTGTGTACTGTGCGTCGTGATTTCCACGACGGAGCGCCGTGTAATCTCATCCGGACTGAAGACACCGAATTGAATGCCTACAATCGCCTCCGTCTCCGAACTGTGAGAAAGGGTCGGCATATCTGTTATCACGGGCTGTTTTTAGGCGGAGGCTGTCAAGTTTGGCCCATTCTATTATTTTCCATTCGTATGCTAGATATACTGAATGTCTTTCTTATCAACCGTAATTCCATTTAAAAACAACACCCATTGGCCTCGTAAGGTGCATCATAATGGGCCTCTCAAGATGCATCTGAATATTCGCATCTATGTGCTATGTCATACACAAGAACGATTTACCCAAGCGCAAACAATTTATAAGGCATATACATGGGCAATTCCCATCTTGATGAAATATCAGAACGTTACGTTTGAGAATGCCTTTTGGAAACAACTCTTAGAAATCAAAGAGGAGTGGCAGATGTGTGATATGGTGGGTACATTATCGTATAGTGCATATAAAAAAATAAATATTGCGAAAATGGATAGGATTCTTCATGATAGAACACAATGGTCATGTGGATATTATAATTTTTATGACACGAATATACCGCTCTCAAATGAATGGCATCCTAATATGCTAGAAATTGTGGACGATGTATGTGCGTCTATCTCTATGAAGAAACCGTCGCTTGCGTATTGCAACTATTGGATGTGTACTCCTTCCAAAATGATGCAGTTCATACCATGGGTATTATACACATTGATTCCGGCGGTTATGGCACATCCTCTCAGTATGAAGGATTCTACCTATCCTTTTAGACGTAACGATACCGACTTGATGAACGTATGTGGAGTACCATATTATCCGTATGTACCGTTCGTCATTGAACGACTGAACAAGGGGTTTTTTATGCAATCAACTGTTGCAGTTGTGAGTGTCTTTAAAAATGAAGCGCACATTCTTGAAGAATGGATTGAACATTATCGCAAAGAAGGCGTATTATGTTTCTTCTTAACAGATAATGGTAGTACAGATCATTATATGTCCAAACTACGACCGTATATAGAGAAGGGGATTGTCGTTCTTCGGGTGGATCCTGCGCGATACAAACAAATAGATCATATGAATACATTTCTAGAAGTTGCGAAGCAGTTTGATTGGATTCTTCCAGTTGATCTGGATGAATGTTTGTATGCGCGAAATGGATTTGGAACGATTCGCCAATACCTGCAGTCGCTTGATAGTTCCATCGGTACTGTGTCCGTACCCTGGAAGATGTTTGGCTCTAATGGGCATACTACGCAGCCGACTAGTGTTATACAAGGATTTACAAGAAGAATGGATACAACGATTGCGAAACAAATAGAACATAAAACGATCGTGCGAAGCAGTGTGTTGATATCCTTTGGTATTCATGACCACCATACGAAACCATGCACCCATATCTTTATGAATAGGCAACCACAACAAATGATCGGATACCAATCCCTAATTTCCGAATGTATTCTTGCAGAAAGTTGTCTTCATCTAAATCATTATGCAATTCAGTCATGGGAATACTTTTCTACAGTGAAAATGACACGTGGTGATGCAACTACAATTCATTCTGATCATGTACGTAATGAACAATATTTCAAAAGGTATGACCATAATGATATAGAAGATACAGAATTACAAGAAAAACGCAAATGCAAATGTGATGATGCTGGGGCAGCCAAGGTGTAGGCATAGATGTCCCTTCGTATTGTCATCGGACCTATGTTTGCTGGTAAGACCAGCGAGATCCAGAGCGTTGTGCGACGCTATGGATGTCTCAACAAGAAGGTTCTTGTACTCACCGCCAATATTGATACGCGCTATGGGACCAGCGCGCTGATCAATCACGACCAGACAACTATACCGGCATATGCCGTAGAGATCTATTCTCTACAGGAAGTGCTAGATTGGCCCGTATTCAAAGAGGCAACCGCCGTTGTTGTGGACGAAGCCCAGTTCTTCGTCGGATGCTTACTTCCGTTTGTGCGGGCTGCCGTAGATACATGGAACAAACACGTGGTCGTTGTTGGGCTGGATTCCGATGCGGAACAACGACCATTCGGTGATGTGTTGGCGCTGATTGCGCATGCAGACACCGTTGAAAAGAAGACGGCGCTATGCAGACGATGTGGGGATGGTACACCGGCTATCTTCACCAAGGCACTGTGTAGTCGGAAGGGCGGAGTCCAGGTCGCAGTAGGAGGCGCCGACATGTACGAGCCCGTGTGTCGCCG